CTCGGCCTTATAATGTGGCTTATGAGTTTTGTTTTCTCTCTTGTACGAGCTTTTCAGCCCGTTTGCGCTCCCATGCGTCATAGGCACTTGGAAAAGAGCCTGTAATGCCTTCTAACTTCATCATGGGTGCAGAGACAGTTCGTTGGGCTTCAGCGTTACACACCTTACAAGAAGTTGTGTACACATCATCCTTAACTAATGCCTCGGTTTTATGGGAATTCTCACAAAGGAAGTCAAAGAATCGTAGAGCCATAGTTAATGTCCTCCGATCCGTGTTGAAGATCTTCGTAAGTCTTCTCATACGAGCCTTTCAGCCCTAAAAGCCAATTCAAGATGTCAAGCTGTCCTTTACGGAAATAAAGTTCTTGTGTGTCCGCGACAGTTGACAGGTCGTTATAATTGGTTTTAACCTTCTGAATGTCCTCCATGAAGTCTTTCCACCCTAAGGTAGCCATCATAGAGAACGCTTCTTCATAAAATTTCTGTAGTTCTTTGTCCATACGGAGAACCTATTAGTTACAATAACGCTACTCTATCACAAAAGTAGCACTTTGTCAAGCATTTATTTCAAGTTTTTAAGCTTTTCTCATCATTTGGAGGGCAGCGATGCGCTCATTTGACTGAATATCTGCTGCTTTAAGGTTAATTTCCTTCTCTTTCAGCACACGATCAGCCAATTGGAGGCGTTTACCGAAGTCGTCGCCACGGTCTAGGTTGTTGGAAGCAGCCTGAACCACCTTAACTCGCAGTTCCTCTGGCATCATCGCAGTCTCAACTTGAGTTTGTTGGGCATTTGCAGCTCTTTCGGCTGTCTGAGCCTGCAACAAAGCCAGCTGAGCCTGTGCTGTCTGCATTGCAAGCATCTGCTGGGTCATTTGGAGCTGTTGTTGCTCGGGGTTAGGCTGTGCCATACGATCCAAACCAGCCAACATCTCATTCTTGTTGCTCAGTGAGCTATTCTGAACGATGCCCTTCAAGATTACAGGCAAAACAGGGGTATCAGGGCCTAAAGTCTGCAACAGGGCGATAAACTGCTGTTGTTCGTACTCACGTGCCATGATGCCCAAGGTAGCCGTAGGCATGAAGTTCATGTCGACTGAGGGATAACGCTCAGGATCGAACTGCATGTAGCGGAAGGCAGCCTTCTTGATGAACGGGATCAGGAAGTCCTCTTGGAAGTTGGTCAGGGTACGCTTGTACTTCTTGATGATAGAAGCCATAGCAGCAGACATACCGGCTCCACCAGCGTCACGAGACACCTGAGACACCATACCTTGAGAATCCAAGGTTCCTGTAGCCTGTAGCAACATACGCTCAAAGGCTTGGGCGGTAGTCATGTTATTACCGTCTGTCTGACCGAACTTGAACGGCTGGAGAATCTCGTTGGGGTTACCGTTGGTCAGGATTGCCTTACCGGGACGTACCTCAAACTTAGCACCACGGGGCAGACGGGTAGCGTCAATACCGATCATAGGGGCTGTGGTCAAGGCCAGTGAGTCCAAATGGCTACGCATCTGAGCGTCAATAGCTTTCTGCATGTTGTAAGCTTTTTCCACTGTGCCACGACCAAGAATACGGTTAGGAACTGTATCGTCTTGGTACAACACAACTGGACGATCCTTCATCATGTAAGGATTTTCTTCAGCCTTGAGCAGAGTAGAGTCGTTGACAATAACGACAATAGCTTCCACCATGTCAGTGTATTCGTCAGCATCGCTCTCTTCAGGGAACAAGTCCATCAGCTCTTCAGTGTCACCCATGTCAGTGAGGTATTCACGGGGGACTAAGCCATAATATGTCAACAGCTTAACTTTGTCTGTCTGGTACTGTGTATCTTCCTGAGTGACTTCCAAGTCCTCAGTGTCGTACATAGGGCCAACGTTGACCTTACGGTAGATACCATCTTCGATACCCTTGACGATCTTGTGCAAGCCAACGTACTTCTCGACTGCTACACCCAAGCAGTCATCCACTGATGTACCGTTAGGGTCAAACAAGAAGTTCTTGGGGTTGACAGGCATGATCTTGACTGCTGTACGGTCTTTCTCTTGAACACCGATAGCTGCCTGACCGATAACACCGGGGATAGGCTGAGTAGCAGGAACGTACTCTTTCTCAGTCTTGACGATGATCTCACCAATGCCAGTACCGTAGATCTCAGCCATCAACTCGATCTGGTCGATAGCCTTACGGATCTTATCCTTCTTGAAGTCATCCATCAACTGAGCTTTGATCTGGTTAACGTCCAGCTCAGTACCGTTCACATCGGTTACGTCATCCTCAATGTCGAAGAAGTCTCCGTTACCGAAGATAGCTTCCATGATCTCAGCGTGACGAGTCTCAACTGCTTGCTGAGTGGCAGGGGAGATGATACGTGAACGCTCTGAGTCACGGGTCTTGTCCTCAGAGGCCCATACACCACGGAAGATACGCTCGTATTCGTTCCACAACTCAAGGTAGTTGCTATCTCGCCAATCACGCCAGTTGTCGCACTGACCAACAACGAAAGAGACTAGATCTTTGTCAGCCTCTGTTGGTTCCTCGAACTCTGGTGCATCGTTGTTTTCCATATTATTAGTAGTAGCCATTTGTTTCCTTGTTATCCTCATCACCACTTAACCTTGTCAGCCACAGCAGCACAAAATTCCGTAAACTCTTCTACAGAAAGTGAACCCCGCATCATATTTATTTTTTTATGAACTAATTGAATATTTTCCAAATAGTAGCCTTCAGAATTGTTTATACGGTCAATGGAAGCGTTGTGATCCCAACCCACTTTACTCCATCCAATTGATAAACCAGAAAGGGCACATAATCCGTCTTGCTCTTCGTAAAGTTCGTTAATCTCTTGAGGAGTTAAATTCCACGAATATCCTCTTGAAATAGCACTCTTAAAAAAAGACTCATACCAAGCAAGTCTTACAGCCCCGACCATTCCTGATTGATGATTGTTTTTATTACTGCACTGCTTACAAGGTTGCTCAATATTATGAGCACCTATGCAATAATTTCTACGAAGATGTGTTATTTCTTTACTACATTTTGGACAATACCGAACCCACCGATTGTTCTCGTTTTTAAAAACACCTTTAGGAAGCTCTAGTGGAAACGGCATTATTTATCTTTCCACTTCACACGGTCGCTCCAATATGCAGCTGACATACGGCCTTTGTCGATGTTCTTAGCGTGTCTAGCCTTGAAGGACTTGTTACGTGCTGAACCTTCAGGGGATCCTGAGACACCTTGCTGACCGAACCTGATAAGCTTTACTTCGTCACCTTCACGGGCAACTACTACATGGCTCTTGGTTGGGTGGTTGGGTGTGCGCTTAGGCTTGTTGTAGCCTTCAACGCCAGCTCTCTCTAGTCTTGGATCTTTAGCTTTAGCCATTGTTCTTCTTTTTACCCTTCTTTGCTGTCTTAGCTGAGTCCTTGAAGTCTTGGGCTGTAGGGGCACCTTTGCTTCCGGGCTTCCTCATCTTCTCACCTGAGCCAGCTTCGATGCGTTTACGTTTAGCATTAATATTACTGTAGAGTCCTTGTTTCATACTAGTATCCTGAAATTTGATCTAAAACTTCGTAGTCGTCATCGTCATAATCTGTATTATAACTGGTTATAGCGAGTTGGTCAACGTAAGACAAACTATCTATTAAGTCATCGTGAACGCCAGCTGTAGGGAACATCAGGAACTGGTCAATGAACTCTTTCCAATCACTCTTGTCCAAGTTATCGTTCAGGGTGATCCTACCGTGTTCAAACCTACCTTGTAAAGACCAGACAACCCTGTCAGTCTTCTTCTTGTTCCCGTGTGTCAAGTCCGTGATGTGGCAGTAGACGTTGTTCTTCCTCATCAAGTCATTGAGATAGGGCTGAACTGCGTTCTTCAAAGCTCCTCGTTCAATTCCAACAGCAATGGGCTGATGGTCACGCACAGCCATAAGAATCCTACTAGCAGTTTCACGAATATCCCAACGTCCATGAATGATGTCCTTAATCCACCAGTTTCCGTTGTCCTCTACCTTAACGATTGAGATAGCACTTTCGTCTAACCTTTTCTTGGCTGCACCAGCATTTTTTGATACATCCTCAAAACCAGCCAAGTCAATGGCTATGACATAAGACCCATAAGCAGGTTCAGGGGCATACCTGATCCAATCCTCTTTGAAGACCTCTTGCCCTGCATTGTCAAAGCTTGACAGGTATTCCTGCTTGAAGGCAAAGGAGCTTAGGGTTCTCTCAGCAGCCTCAATCTCTTTGGGGTCAATAGTCTCGTTGTCTTTGGTGGTGAAGTGCCATGACTTCCATTCCTCGTCAGTACCCTCTAAGCCTAGCTTAAAGACATCGTAGAACCAATTACGGCCTGACGGTGTCGATATGAATAAGGCTCTACCCTTCTTGTCTGACAGGGAAGCTCGGATGATCTTTTGCCATACGTCTTCCTTGATAAATGCACATTCGTCTAGAACCACGTAGGTAAGAGACACACCACGCAGAGAATCAGGGTTGTCAGCACCACGAACCAGTATCTTCCTACCGTTGACGAGAAGGATCTCGAGGTTATTGATGTGTGATGACTTAATGACTGGTCGTCCAAGCTCATGTAACAAGTCCCATATAATCGTCCGGGCCTGCCCTAACGTGGGAGCTATGTACATCACAGCTGACCCTTCAGGACAGTTTAAACCTTCTATAAGGAGGCTTACAGCGGATAGTCTGGACTTACCACACCGACGACCTGCTGCTACGACCTTGAAGCGAGTAGTGTTCTTGAAGACTTCTTGTTGCCACTTCAACAGCTGAAAGTTAAGTTCAGCCATTATCGTAGTCCTTAATCTCTACGTCCGTCACGTCTTCTACGGTTTCAACTGTAGGGGAGTTAAGGCTGCTAATGTTAATACTGATTTGAGGAACTGACCCTCCAGCTTTAGTAGCTTCAAAGGCAGACACTGGGACAATACGATCTACAATAAGTTTCCATGCAGCAGCTTGGTTCTTATGGTCATCATTAAGGGCTGCATCGTAGATAGCCTCTAGGACTTTAGCTGACTTAGGACTGTTTAACATCCTAGCCTTGTATTCATTGATAATAGCTGTATCCCCTTTGGGACGACCTAAGACACCTTTGTTCTTAGTCTTCTTGGCCACTATCTCACCCTTCTTGGGTCTACCTGCTTTGCGCTTCTCTGGCTCACTAAGGATAGCTTTGGCTTCCTTGACCAGTGTTTCCTCACTTGGTGGGTAATCTACCGTCTCTACTGTCTTTGGTTCCATCTTTGTCCTTTAAGGAGATGTTTCTCTAATTAATTATTTATTTATGGTAGGCCCACTCTTTTTTACCAGCAAACCTTGTTTTACCGTCACATGCTTTTAGGATACTGGCTCCCCAGATACCTGTACGTCTTTCAGCTTCCCTTGCTGAGTGAAAGACATCCCCTGTAGTTAGACAAACAACAGGAGTATTCTTATTCTTAGACCAAACATCAAACCTAACTTCTTTAAGTGTTTTTTTCATCAAGTCTCTCTACTTTAAAGTATGTTTAATGTTAAGTTTACTTGTATTTAAGGTATCTTTAATAGTAGTATTACTTTAATAGTGTATTTTCTTATAAAGTATTATAACTTATAAAGTTCTTAACTTCCTAGGCCTCTTGTGTCCTATATAGTACTTTAGTTAACTACTTAGATTCATCCCTAGTGATCTTCATAGAATATTATAACTATTCCCACACTCTATCAGACTTTTAAGCATTTGTCAAGCTTTTTCTTCAATTATTTACAATTATTTTAGGTAGACACCCAATATCCCTATACTTCATAGCCCCTTGTGGGCACTTTAGAGACTCTCACAAGACACTATGTCAGCCCCTCGTGTACGGATTCCATAGCCTAACCTGTCCCCAATTAACTACCTAACCTTACAACTGCCTCTTTTTTAAGCAACTACTTTGATTTTATTGGACTTTTATGCACTATATTGCATGTTCTTAATTACTCCTTTTTGTGAACTTAGTAGGCTCCCACAAAAGTAACTCAATAGTCTCACCCCCCTCCCCCCATGTTATGTTAGTAAGCACTTACTGTTCCACGTGAAACTAATCAGTATACTTACTAAGTTATCCACATATGCACAGTCTTGCATAGGTAGTACTGTATAGAACCACAGGAACTAAAGTGCATGACGTTGTAGCACCTAAAAAGTACTACCTAGACCTAAAATGAATACTTTTGAGTCAAGGGTAAACACTTAGGACTAGAGTTATCCACAAGGGCCTGTTAGTAACCTGTGCATAAGTACTTAGTTATCCACAGAGTAACCAACTTGGTGCACTGATGTGCTCTAATGTGGTGCACAGTGCACTAAAATGAACCATAATGGTGCATCAATAATGAACTATAAAGTATACAGTCTGAGGGTGTTGTAGGTCTAGTGGTTATAATGCCAACTATAATGTAATACTTGAGTACTAATAAATCAGGGTTGGCATGGTGCTTGCAATATATCTGGCACAGCACAGTCGCTGGTCACCAAGTACAGGAGCACCACACACATGAACCAGACCACACAAGCCCTCTTGCAGGAGATCGCACAGACGGGTCAGGCAGTCGTCATCTACACCAAGACACGCGAAGCACAGGCCGCTCATGCCCTCATCAGAGCAGGCATCTGCCATCAGTCGAGCACCCACGATGGCTATGTCATCATCAAGTTTGGACGCGCACCAGTCACCCTCTAAAATCGAATGTAGGTATTACTGTACAGAATCACAGTAGTACCTACAGCACACCATCACAGCATCACACAGGACACACATCATGGCATACGAAGCACTCATCGCATCACGCAACCACATCGCAAAACTGGCCTTTGACGCATGGTTGACGGGTCAGGACACAGAGGTCATTGTCAAGCGTTTGGCGCAGGAGTTCAACATTGACGACTACATCATCAAGTCCAAACTGTCTCAACTCATCAATGACCATCACACCAACAACAAATTGAATGGTTATTAAAAGGAGAAACTACCATGAAAAACAACGCATGGAAAAAAGACTGGTTTGTTGTAATGCACGAAGATTACGATAACACGTGGACAAACAAAACCAAACCCTTGACATACCTGCAGGCAATACGTTTTGTGTCTGCTAATAATTGGAATAGGGCAATGGATAAGGGTACAGTCCGCATTGTCTCAAGTGATGAACTGTCAACATTAACCATCAACGCATAAGGGTAAACCACTATGAAAAACCAATTAGTCGACCATATCATTTACGCATTGGGCTTTGTTGCCCTTATCATTGTGTGGCTTACTGCATAACATATAGTCTTCATTAACTAACCTAGGACGGGATACATCATGTTTAAAAAATCTAAAAACCTCTTATCAATTAGCGCTGATGCTAAGACAATCAAGGGTGAGACAATCGGTTATCTAACCGGCATTCTATACTTAGCACCGGCTAAGACTACAAAATACAACACGTGCTCAATGGCACACTTAGCTCAATGCGATAAAGCTTGTTTATATAGTGCAGGACGTGGTGCATTCAATAGTGTACAAAAATCACGCATTGACAAAACGTTATATTTTTATGAGGCACGTGAAGAATTCATGCGTCAATTGTTTAATAACATTAAGGCATTGATCAAAAAGGCCGAAGCTAAAGGGCTTAAACCTTTAGTGCGTCTTAATGGTACTTCGGATATCCGGTGGGAAAACGTACCCTTTGAATCATATGACAATATTTTCGAAGCTTTCCCAAACGTACAGTTCTACGATTACACTAAGGACGCTAACCGAAAAGATTTACCCGTTAACTATGATTTAACGTTCAGCTATAGCGGTGTTGAATCGTTCATGCCTTACGTTTTTAAGGCACAAAACAAGGGAATGCGTATGGCGGTAGTCTTTAGGAAAGAATCAAGCATTCCTACAATTTTTAAGGGTATCCGTGTTGTATCCGGTGATAACAGTGACGTAAGACACTTAGACGATCACGGGGTTATTGTCGGCCTATACGCTAAAGGTAAGGCTAAGACGGATACAACGGGTTTTGTAGTCTAATTTTTAAAGGGTTAATATCATGTACCGGATACAAGCACACAATTTACGTACGGGTAGAATCGAAGTCTTTATTGTAAACAATAGGGGTGAAACCATGCAAAGACTAGAAAAAAACCCCGATTATGGATTGATAACCTTTGAATATAACCCTAGGGGTGCATTTTATCGATAAGCCATTGTAAGCCCTTAAAATCACACTATAAGCCCTTAATTCTAGGGTTTATGGGGTAATTTTGCCCAACAATAATTGAACCAGTAAGGTACAACCATGCTAAAACCATTAACTGAACGTCAAAAGACACTTATCGCTAACAATATCGTTAAAGCTTGTGACGATATCGAAGCTTTGAATTCTACCGGCTATAAGTACCTATATCTCTGTAGTGGGTTTATAGCGCATTACAATTTGAACGGGTTTAAAGCACACTATCGTGAGCATTCTTTAAAGCGTGATATTGAAAAGAACTACAAGCAAAACCAATGGAATAATTTTACTGTAGGCGTTGATCGTGATGCTGAATATTATCATTCTAAGAGGGATGTCTACAATATGGTTTTAGGTAAGCTTGTTGCACGTGATGAACTAGACGCTATACAATTCATGCGTGATCACTTTATTGTCGTTAACGTAGGGGCTTAACATCATGAAGAAATTTACAAAATTCTCTGACGTGCCTGCAGGTGCGTCCTATATCGGTAGCGCTTATGGAGACGGCACGCTAGACGAAAATCTAGCAGACTACATTGAGGACGCTATACAGCCTGCAGCATATACTGATTCTGAGGGTGTAACCCATTATTTTGATCTCTATGACATGGAGACTACACAATGAAGTCTAAACTAGAATTCCATGAGCTTGAACGTATGGCATGGAGGGATAACAACCCTCTACATGATGAGCTTGTGTCTATGCGTCAAGAACTGATTTATTTGCTCAGGATAGCCAACAGCGTGGCGTCTAGGTATGATTGTGTCGTTAACAATGCCTTTGAAGACGATGATTTTGCTTCGGTGGCGTTGTGGGCAACCTTTATCAACCATATTGATAGCTTAGAACGTGACCTTAAGGAGGATCTATGAAACAGTATTTTGTTACAGTCTACAAAGACAATGGGCAGTATGATGAATATGAAATTGAGGCAGAATCGCTACATGAGGCTGAAATGCAAGTATTTGAAAACAATGGTTGCGCTGATATCGGCGAAGTCTGTATTGAATTGATTCCTAATGATTGGAGATGACAGAATGACAACATTGAATAAATTTGACTTTATAGGTGCTAGAGCTTACGCTAATGGCGCTTTAGATGGCTACAACGAAGGCAGCAACAAAAACCCTTATGACAATGCAGAAGACGCATTGTTGTATTATGTCTATGAGGCAGGCTATGCTTATGGGGTAGCTTTGTATTGTCACGATCAAGAAGAAAATGAGGAGATAACAGAATGACAAATGAACAACTTAAAGAATTGAACAAGGTCTTGAAGAAACTCAATGGTTTAGTTGAGGCCATTGAGAACTATGACGATGTGTCAGACTTAGGTGAGACACTCATTGATTGCGTTGAACGTTTAAAAACCATTAAAGAGGTTAAACAATGACAATGTTAATACTTTTTTATACAGTTGACTTAATCGTGGAGTACGACCTATGGTGAACACATGTCCTAAATGTGGGTCTAATGACGTAGACCACGCAACTGTTGGCCTGCCTGACGCAATGCAATGCCTAGACTGTGGGTATTTGTTTCCTCAAGTACTGTCTTTATTCCCAGTATTGAAAAAGACTGAGACTTCATGGCCTTTCCCTGATTCGCTTAGACCTAAAAAGCTAAACGATCAACTACCGCAGAGATACAACCCTGCTAATGACGATCCTAGCCCTCTATAGGGGTCTAGAAGGTTGGTAAAATGATTAACCAAGGGCTACGTAGCCTAGAGGAGTAAAAATGCACTGTGTGGCTTGTGATAGATTGTTATCAGAATTTGAAGCAACAAGGAAAAATGCTTTGACGATGGACTACATCGACCTATGCAAGGTTTGTTTTGAAGATGTGAAGGGTTTGTTTCCTGTCATTGAACGGAAAGACCTAGTAACTGAGTCGGATTTAGACCCATGTGAGCAGGATTTAGATGTAGAATGTTCACCAGAGATGAACACAGGGGATTTGACAGTACATTATAATACTATAAAGTACTCTAGTGACTACTATGAAGATTCATAGAAGTAAAATACACTTTAATAGTAAATACACTATTAAAGATACCTTAAATATCTTTTATCATTAAAGATACTTTAAAGAAGGATTGACATGGATAAAATTACAGTTGAAATTGATTACGATGGGGCTTTAGATGTCTTTTTGGGTGTCTTAAAATCACAGTATGGGGATTTGTCTCCTAACATTGGGGGTTGTCCTATGTATTCCTACGACAAAGAGGAGAACAATACCCGCTACTACGAGTTGCGTAGGGCGTACCAATTAGTTATGGAATATAACGGTCTTGATCTAAAGAAAGAGGTTGAACATGAATGAACCACAAGAAAACTATGGCTTTGAAGATCATTACATTGATGACTGGTGCATGAAAGAAGAAGCACACTATCACCACACAATCAACGATGTAGCTGAGTTAATCTCCATCTATGGTTGGCAGCAGGTGTTGAAAGATATCCTTGAAGCTGAAAGGAATCAAGCATGGTAATGTCTTTGTGTATTTTTGTATTAACTTTGTTGAAAGTGAGTCTTAAATGAAGGCTATTATTGAATATGACTTGTTCAACGCACAAGATGCTCACGCATACAAGTGCTCACAGAAGGCCGTAGAAGCCTTTTATACGCTAGAAACCTTGATGGATGACCTAGAGGTATTCCTAGCTAACAAAACAACTTCTGAGGCCTGTTTATTGGACATTCAGAGGGTGTTACTTCAATGGCGAAAGTCTAACCATGTTTAAACCTGCCCTTGGTTGGCGTAAAAGGAGAAAGATTATCATGAGTAAATCAGATGGCAGTAAGCGTAGCGACGGAGGTAAAGGTAGTTCACCTCGCCCTTTTAGTGTATCTCAAGACGAATACAACAAGCGTTGGGATGCTATCTTTGGACGTGATCTTGAGGATGAAGAAGCAGTTTTAGAAGAAGACCCAGATGGCGAGGCTTTGAAGTGTCTACGATGTGGTGGTGTTGATACGATGTACGTAGCACCTAATGGACTGTATCGTGTATGTGACCAATGTGGTAACGCTGAAAGGATTCTTCATGACGACCCTGACTACTGAAGATACGCAGTATCGTAAAGAAATTATTGACAAGGACGAAGTCCTGAAGATGGCTAGACAGGTTGGTTATAACTCATTTGAAGCGCTCAAATGGGAACAAGCATTAACGGATTTTGCCAAACTGGTAGCAGCTAAAGCGTTTCAAGATGGTTATTCAATAGGTGAATCGGCAGGATTCAAAGAAGGCATAAAGCTAGAACGAAAAGCCAGAGGTGAAGCATGATTTTTAATCAAGGGAAAGTAGCTGATGGCCTTGTTGGTGAACTGCTAGAGATAATTCACAAGTATGACGAAACGCTTTATATGTCCACAGTAATTGGATGTTTGGAATTGGTAAAGCAACAGCTAATCAATGATTCCTTGGAGAACAATGATGACGAAGAATGAAATGCTTGAATTTGCAAAACAGGCTGGTATGCGTTTAGATAAGCATGCTTATCGAAGCAATCCGCGCAAGGGTACAACATGACAGCAACTCTTAAACAAGTCTCTAAATTCTTGAAACACATACCATGTGAAGCCTGTGGCTCATCCGATGGGAACAGTCTTTACGATGACGGGCATACGTACTGCCATGTGTGCAACCACTATGAAAGTAACGCAAGTTACGTAAATGAAGGTAGTTACTCAGAAGTACCTACCAAATCGAAAGTAAAACCTATGATTAGCAGCAAGATTGGTGAGATTAAGGCTATCCCTGATCGAGGGATTACACAGCAGACGTGTGAGGCCTATGGTGTACGACAAGATGCTACAAAGCATTACTATCCTTACTTTGACCAAGATGGTAAGGAAGTAGCTGCCAAGGTACGTCACGTTGAACTCAAGAACTTCAATGTAGAGGGTAGCTGGTCACAAGCGGCCTTATTCGGTCAACAGCTATTCGCTAAAGGGGGTAAGTACATCACCCTCTGTGAAGGCGAATTAGACGCTCTAGCGGCCTATCAAATGACAGGATCTAAGTGGCCTGTGGTGTCTATCCGTAATGGTGCTTCAGCTGCATTGAAGGACTGTAAAGCTAACTACGAATACCTAGATAGCTTTGCGGAGATTGTGATCTGTTTCGACGCAGATGATGCAGGGATTAAGGCTTCCAATGAGGTAGCTGAACTCTTCGGTAGCAAATGTAAGATTGTTAAACACTTAAAGGATTTCAAAGATGCTTGCGACTATCTCCGTAACGGACGAACAACTGAATTTGTTAATCAATGGTGGAGAGCTGAGACTTATGTGCCCGATGGAATTGTGGCAGCGTCTTCCCTATGGTCAACAGTCAATACTCCGGAACCAGCAGCTGAGGCTTTCTATCCATTCAAAGGACTCAACGACCTCCTCTACGGGTTACGAAGGGCAGAGCTCATTACAGTTACAGCAGGCTCAGGTCTCGGCAAGAGCCAGTTTCTTAGAGAGATCCTCTTCAACATCCTCAACACAACAACTTGGAACATCGGAGGAATGTTCTTGGAAGAGTCAGTCAGAAAAACTGCTAGAAGCGTTATGTCTCTCCATGCAAACAAAAAACTGCACCTGCCAGACACACCAGTCAGCGAACAAGAATTGAAGGAGGCTTTCGATGCCACACTTGGAACTGATCGTATTTTTCTTTTTGACCACTTTGGCTCCCTTGCTCTTGATAACGTACTTAATCGCATACGTTACATGGCGAAGGCTTGCGATTGTCGTGTCGTGTTTCTTGACCATATTAGCTTGCTTGTGTCTGGTATGGACGGGAATGATGATAGGAAAGCTATTGATGTCTTGATGACTAAGCTACGTACCTTGGTTCAAGAGCTAGAGATTACGCTTATCTGTGTATCTCACTTGAAGCGACCTAACAGCGACAAAGGCCACGAAGATGGTCAGGCAGTGTCTTTGTCTCAACTGAGAGGCTCAGGTGCTATCGCTCAACTGTCTGATGCTGTGATTACCTTGGAGCGTAACTCAATGAGTCCTGATGCCAGTGTACGACATACAACTAAAGTAGCAGTTGCTAAGAACAGATACAATGGTCTTACTGGCCCTGCTTGCTCATTGAAGTACGACTTGGATACTGGTAGAATGTATGAAGTTGTGATGGAGGATTTATGAGCAGTAACAATGAAATAGTAGCTGTGCTACGTCAGGCGCTTGAGGCGTTGGAATTGATGTATGCCTGCTACGCCCACCCAGAATGGATTTCTCACAAACAGCAAGAGGAAAAGATACTTGCTCAATGTGTGGCAACCACAATGACCCTACGCCAAGCCATCGCCCGTGCCGAAGGCACATTAGAGGCAGAGAAGCACGAAGTTTCTCAAGAGCCTGTGGGATATGTGTCTTGGAGTTATGAAGCTGTGTGGAATGGGAAGCCACCCAAAGCAGAATCTAATCTCTACACCCACCCATATATAGGGCAACCAAGGAGTAACCATGATTGAGATGATGATCGTAGGTAGCACTGGAATTGGATATGCCGTAGTTGGTATACTCCAAGGCTTAAAAGGTGAATACAGTAACATGGCTATCTGGCTAGGTTACTCTATTGCACAAGTTGGACTATTCTTGAATTTGAAATGATTAAGACTACACTAGCACCTAACGCACCTTGGTACAAGCCGCCTCAACCAGTGAAGCCTCCACCAAAGCGTACACACAGGGCTAAACCCTCAGAGATTGACAAGAAGTTTGAAGAGTGGTTATTAACTTTGGAGAAGATAAAGTGATTAACGAACACGACATAAAAGATATGTGGGATAAAGAGACTCAGGAAGCCTATCTCAAGTGGGCTAAAGAGTACGGATTACCTTTTGAACCTTGGAACGGACAACCTGCTGTGTCTGCTGCTTGGATAGCTGCTGTGAAGTGGTACAGAGGTAAGCAGCGTATAACGGATCAAGATTTTAAGGATGACAAATATGCTTGATAACTACGAACGCTTAGTTGGTAGACTCATGGACTTAGAGACTAAGTTCTATGAACTACAAGACAAGTATCAAAACCTGATAGACTCTTACGAAAAGCTGAAAGAAACACATGAGAATTGCTCTCGACATAGAGACGAACTTGGCACACGATACGATCCATTTGTTAATAACTCAAGACGTTGACACAGGGGAAGTGAGAGTATGGAAAAATCCAAATGGCCTAAACGATTATCTCGACAAGGCTACTCTATTGATCGCACACAATGGGATTTCATTCGATTTTCCGATCTTGAATCGCTTGTGGGGGACGAAGATAGGATTGAAGAAAGCATACGATACACTGGTAGTAAGTCGTCTTTTAGAGCCAACGAGGGAGAAGGGACACTCTCTAGAGGCATGGGGAAACGAACTAGGAAAGGAAAAGATTGATTATGGAAAAGTATGGTCTTGGATGGTTGGTCGACCTGAAGAATACTCTGGTGAAGCTTTTGATAAACCTATCCCTAGCTTGCTTGAGCATTACTGCGTACGTGATGTTGCTGTTCTACGGGATCTTTTTGTGCGTCTTTGTAGTGATCTCGAATCTAAAGGATTTTCTCAAGAGTCTGTTACCCTCGAACACCAAGTAGCAAGCA